ACTGGCAAGAACTCCTTCCTCTCATTTATATCCAAATCAATCTAGCAGTAAAATCGGCTGTAAGAGAAGTTATTGCTGAACTCAATCAACAGGAAACTCTTGATTCAAAGGCGTGTGCGGAGTACCTACATTTAGGACTTGATTGCCTCTTCAAAAAAGTAAGAAATGGCGAAATTCCTCATCATAGGGTAGGAAAAAGAAAGTTGATTTTCAAAAAAGAAGAATTAGATAATTACCTATTAAATATAATAATTAATAAAGATGAGTAAATTAAACAGTTACCAACTTTCAAGAGCATTTTTTGATTTTTCTTTTGAAAATCCAGAGAAAATAAAACCTAATCATGTTGCGGTTTACTTCTTTGCAATAGAGCATTGCAATAGATTAGGATGGAAAGAAAAATTTGGATTTCCAAGTAATATGGTAATGGAAGCATTGGGTATTAAAAACTGGAGAACATACTCAAAAGCATTAAATGAATTGGTTGAATTTGGTTTTATAAAAATGATAGAAGTATCAAAAAATCAACATAGTTCTAATATAATAGCGATTGTAAAAAATACAGAAGCAATTACAAAAGCAGGTGCCAAAGCACTAGACAAAGCATTGTCAAAGCATAGTACAAAGTATAGTCAAAGCATTGTTAGTATAGATAAACAAACAAACAATATAACAAAGAATAAAGAACAAGAAAATGATGTATTTTCTTTTGAAGATTTTTGGAATTGTTATCCAATAAAAAAAAGTAAGGCTGAAAGTGCGAAGAAGTATAATAAATTAAAAGATAAAGATAAATTGATAATTAAGAACACAATTAATGATTTTATCAATGACAAACCTTTTAAAGATTACACACACCCACACCCATTAACATATATTAACCAAAAAAGATGGTTAGACAATTTTGAAGAATATAAAAAAGAAATACCACCATTTGAATTTGATTTTAAAAAGCATGGTGCGGATATGAATTTATTTGAACGATTAAAAAAAGAACATGAACTTAAATACAGTAAAATACACGTTTGAACTCATAAAGCCTAATCAATTAATTGAAGTTAGAGTAATTGGTTCTAAGACTTATTCAGGTTATTTCAGAGAAGTTGACGTTCTTATTTCAGAATTGGAAAAGTTTGAAAATGATAATGTTTATTTTGTATTAAACGAAATAAACGAGGCTTGTTATTCTCGTGAACAAAAAGACAAGTTCTACGATAAACCAAAAAACACAACAAGTGATAATGATATTGTTAGTAAGCAATGGTTGTTAATTGATGTTGATACAAAAAGAGCAACAGGAGTAAGTTCTACAGATGAAGAAAAGAATAAATCGAAAGTAATAGCTAATAAAGTTTACAAGTATCTTAGGGATATAGGGTTTAATGATCCAATATGTGCTGACTCAGGAAATGGATTTCACTTTCTATACAAAATTGATTTACCAAATGATGTAGAATCAAAAGACTTGCAAAGTAATTTTTTAAAAGTATTGGATTTGTATTTCTCAGATGAAGCAGCAGGGATAGACAAATCTGTTTTTAACGCTTCACGAATTACTAAACTCTACGGAACATTTGCAAGAAAAGGTAAGTCAACAACTGATAGGCCGCATAGGCAGTCAATGATAACAAAAGTTCCTAAAGAAATAAAAACAACTCCAAAAGAATTAATACAAAGAGTTGCTGAAAATTTACCAAAAAAAGAAGCTCCAAAATATCAAAACAACTATGGTCGTGATGAATTTGATTTGGATAAATTTATTAATGAACATAACATTGCGGTTACTTCAACTCAAAATTATGGAGATGGAACAAAATACATTTTAGAAGCTTGTTTTTTTGATGAATCACATAAAGGCAAAGATGCTTGTTTGTTTAAGTTGTCAAACGGAGCAATAGGTTACAAGTGTTTTCACAACTCATGTTCTGAAAGAAAATGGCAAGATGTTAGGATAAAGTTTGAGCCATCTGCTTACGATGTTAAGAATTATGAGCAAACGAGAGTAACTGAAAAAATAAAACTACATCCACAAAAAGAAAATATAGAAAAAGGCAAGAAGTTTCAACAACTTTCAGAAATAAAATCAGTAGATAGAAGTAAAATAGTTTCTATTCCAAGTGGTTTTAAAATGCTTGACAAGAAAATAATTGGATTTAATAAAGGTGAAGTTTCTATTTGGAGTGGTAAAAATGGTTCTGCAAAAAGCACTGTAATAAATCAAATAATGCTTAACGGCATTCAAAAAGGTTTTAAATTTGTTTTGTTTTCTGGAGAGTTAACAGGTTTTAGAGTTAAAAATTGGATAAATTTACAAGCTGCTGGAAGACAATTTAACGAATCTACTAATTATGAAGGGGTTTATCAAACACCTTCAAAATATGCTGACAAAATTAATGGTTGGTTAAACGATAAATTATGGGTTTATAACAATGATTACGGCTCTAAGTTTGAACAGTTGGTTTTAGATATTGAAGAAATTATTAAAGAAAAAGACATTGATGCTATTATAATTGACAACCTTATGGCTCTTGATATTATTAGTTTAGAAGGAATTAATAACGAAAAACAAACAACTTTCATTAAAAAAATTGTTGATTTTGCTAAACAAAACAATGTACACATACATCTAGTAGCACACCCAAGAAAAAATGTTGGTTTTTTAAGGAAAGATGATATTTCAGGAACAGCCGATTTGTCAAATGCGGTTGACAATGTTCTTATTTGCCACAGAAATAACCTTGACTTTCAAAAAGCATCATCTGATTTTCTATCAAAAGAAATGTTGTATTATTTGAAAAACTTTACCAATTTCATAGAGGTTTGTAAAAATAGAGATTTAGGAGTAGAAGACCATATTTTAGGGTTGTATTTTGAAAAAGAAAGCAAAAGGCTTTTAAATGAGCCTTACGATAATTATAACTATGATTGGCAGGATGAAGAAATAAAGGAAGAAATAAAATCACAAATGCAGCCTAACAAAGATTTTTGATTAGAATTTAAATTGTGATTTTAGGTAATATTTTAATTTTAACACCTAATTGTTGATTAACAACTGAATATTAAAAAAAAATATATTGATTTATCTGTATCTTTAATTTTAAATTAAACCTAAAAAAATGAAAGATATAAAAGATGCTTCAGAAGAATTTGGGCAAAAAGAAAAGCCAAAAGTGAGAAATACATATAAAGAGTTTCCATTTAAAAAAATTGAGGTTGAAGATAGAGAAAATTTGCACCTAAAGAAAGCAGAAGAAAGGGTTAAGAAGAAAGCAGAAGACTTAGTTAAGTCATTTGAAGATAAAATGGCTACTAGTGATTGTAATTTCCAGCGACATCAAGCCATTGATTGTGCAAAGTTAGTAGTTGATGAAATGTTATGCGAATATAATAGTTTAAGTGAGGATTTAATAAATATGTATTACAAAATGGAGAAGATTGTAATTTGGAAAAACATCAAAAAAGAACTTGATTGTATGCAATAACTATTCGGTTTTAAAGGTGCGAAACTAATTATCCTACCCAAAACTAATATAATTCACAAAAAAAGACCTTATTACAGTATCGGTTTTTATAGGATATAAGTTTTTTGAATCGTACGAAATAGTTACCACCGAGTTTTCTTTGTTAATTCCTTTACAGAACGAAAAACAAAGTTTTTCAATTTCAAAATTGTCTGTTTTTACCCTGTATTTGTATGAGCCTATTTCTCGCTGACCAATTAATATATACTTGTAATTAGGTCGGTTTTCTATTTTAAAATCAACCTCTTGGGTTGAATATAATTTGAACAACGCCTCTTTGCCTAAAATTTGATTAGAAATAAATTTTGAAATTATTTTACTCCCATTTTTAATTTCAATCTTGTTTCTGTCGTCAATGATAAAACCTATAATTTCTTCAATCGGAAATATTTTTTTCCAATGTTTGTATCCTAGATTTTGCAATACCTCTAAATCAAAAAATATGTTATGAATAGTAGTTTTGCGAAACGATGCAACCTCTTTAAGTTGCTCGTATCGGTGGATTGGAATTTCACAAATCCAACACCTTATACCAGTTCCAAAAAGGTTGATAATAGTTGACATTTAAAACATACATTAGATTGATAACACTAGTAATTAAGTTGCTCAGGTAATAGTTAGTTATTTTATTTACTATTTCCAAATATACGAAATTTTGGATAATCAATAAATGACATAATGAAAGGCAATAACCATAAAAAAAAGAGATAGAATTTTCTATCTCTTTTTTGTTGTTTAAAGGGTTTTTAATTATTCTAATACAATTTTTTTAATAGCACTCCCTTTATCAGTAATAATCTTAGCAAAATAAATTCCCGATGAATAACCAGTCAAATCTATATTTGTTTTGTTATTATTTACGATTAATTCTTTCACAACTGCCCCTGTAATTGATGATATTTCTATTCGCTTCATATTTTCTCCCTCAACTGAAAAAATTCCATTGGTAGGGTTAGGATAAATTGAGATTGAGTTGGATAAGTTTATTTCTTCAATATCCGTACTTTGGTCTCCAGTTAATAGTATATCATCTATATAAACTCCATTAGCAGTTCCAATACCATTTGAAATAAATCTAAAAAGAAAAGTATAAGAACTACCTGTTCCAACGGTTATTTGTTGATACTCAAAATTTCCAGAACCTTCTCCGGGACTTGAGCTATTATAATTTATAGAACTTAATTGCCATCCGCTTCCATATT